GTGTAGTTTCGTCTTTTAAGCGGGACACTAGCTTTTCCACGTTTACTACGGCCACTGAGCACGGGTACTTACCTGGGAGCATCGTCTACGTTGACGCTGTGAGCGAGTCGTTTGACGGATTCCACACAGTTTACGACATCATAACGCCTACTCAGTTTAGAGTGGTCCAATTTGGGGGTAATATCGCAACTAGTAGGACCGATACGGATGCAGGAACTCCGACTGTCACCAGAATTGCCGCCGCCTCGTATGGCACTTTTGGGGAGCATACAACCCTTGGCAACCTGGGCTTTGATTTTAGTCGTAATGCTGACTTTAGTTCTAAGTTAGAGGCAAATCCTGTGATTAGAGGCTTCGAGCTACAAACTGTTGCAGAAGTACTGGAAGAGTACTCTACGAAGCCAAATGGCTTCGAGTATAGAGTTGACTGTGAATTTGACTCAGCAACTGAGACTTTTAAGAAGTACTTCACATTTCTACCCCTAACTCCAGCTTCATTAACTGAATGGCTAGCTGGCCAAGCCGACGGGTATACGGGTGGGATACCAGCCGAAGCCTACGGAGCAGAGGAGAGAATGTTTGAGTACCCCGGAAATGTTCTTGAGGCCCAATTTGACGAGAGTGCTGAAGATTCAGCTACTAGGTTCTTCGTTCAAGGAAAAGACCCCCGGCTAAGTTCTAGCGCTAGCCAACCGTATTCCGGTGCATCTAACCACAAATTGTTGAATCAAGGTTGGCCATTGCTAGATGCTGTCGAAGATTTAGACACTCCCTACGAAACCGTACTATGGAAGCAGGCCTCTAGGCTTCTAGAGGAGTCAGTCCCGCCGATTAGCACCTTTACTATCTCTGTTAACGGATCTGCCAACCCTAAGCTTGGAACATATAGCCCGGGAGATTGGTGCTCAGTAAAACTTAATGACGACTTTGTGGCCTTGAGAGCCAGCAGTTACTTGGAGCAAGACTATGGAAGTGACTCAGGGGTCTTAATTAGAAAAATAATCTCCTTCAGTGTTAGCGTCCCTGATACAAGCAATTACCCTGAAGAGGTTTCGTTGGAGCTCATCATTGAGCCTTCCGTTCCTATTTCTGGGGTCACGATTCAAGATGGAAAGGTATACCTATAATGGGAATTCGCAGAAGAAAGAGGAAGCTCTCAACCTTAATGAGCAGGCTTGACCAGCGTGTAAGATCCGTAGAGTTGAGACCGATCAGCTTGCTGACAGACGGACAGGTCCAGTCTGCTGTTAATTTTGCGGCTAGCACCCCTACTCCTGTTACCTTAGTTTCTGGCACTGCCCCTAACGAATGGCGTCCAATACACGACGCTTACTACTACCCAAAAAAGTTAACTGGTAGTACTGAAGACAGAGTAGAGATATACCTAGAAGCTGATATCTCTGCCGAAATTGGGACCACTCTTGCTGTGAGTGGGATCCACGGAACTAGCACGGAAGAAATTGATGTAGATAGTGATGCATTCTCGCTACTTGCTTCAGATACTCCACCTTGGAGCGATAGACCTAGCTACTCCCATAACCCAGAAACTAGTCAATTACCTGGTGTTACTATCACCAATACTTACTCATTTAAGCCAGAAACTCTTGCTCCTAGCACATGGACTACCCGAAAAAGGCTGCAGACAAAGCGTGCAGTAGACTCCTTCGAGATCACTGGTCTTGAGGTCACTCTGACGATGAATGCCGTTCACAAGTTTGAGGCGGGCAATGAAATATACATCAACATTCTTATTGATCAAATAAATAATGACGAGAGTCGAATTGCATCTGGAATGGATGGATTCTTTTACATAGATTCAGTTACTGACAATACTATTACTTATACCCTTACTGCAGGTGTAGACGAGCCTACAGATGAGATAACTCCCGTTTCTGACGTTTACGTTTTTCCACTTGCTCGAAGTTGGGTTCAAGTTGGCTCTATTTGGGTTAACAGCTCATCAAAAGAGACTTACTACTGGGATGGCCTGCGGTGGGTGGAATACACTCCTACGTCAGACATTAGCGCTGACGGAGACCCCCCTAACCCCCCAACATCAATTAACATCACTAGCGATGTTGAGTTTGACCCAGTAACTTCTAGGCCTGTTGCTCTGGTTACAACTTCGTGGTCACCTCCAACAACTAGCGTCTCTGGCGATACTATAACTGACTTGGCCGGGCACCTCATTAGGTACAGAGCCGGCTCTTCAGGGAACTGGTCATCTCAGGATGTCCCAATAGCTTCTGGAAGTTCTTACACATTTAGTGGAAACGATTTTAGGCAAGGAACAGCTTACTCTTTTGAGGTTCTAGCCTACGACAGCGGCGATCAGTATTCTGCGGCCCTACTTGGCTCGCATACAACGGCGGCATCGTCTTCTGTTACGACAATAACAAGCATTAGGCCTACTGCTCCTACTTCCTCTAGCTACTTAGGGACTATAACCTTAGTTTGGGACGGTGGTGTTGAAAATACCAGCGGAGTCGCCCAAACCCTGCCACCCGGACTAGTAACACTTCAGGTTCATAGGGACGCAGCGTCTTCAAGCTTTACGCCTTCTCTTAGCAGTAAGGTAGCCTCTCTTTCGGCTGCTCCAAATCAGACCTTTGTAGACGTAAACATTCAATACGGTACCGATTACTACTATAAGTTTGTTCTAGAGGACGCTAACACTATTGAAAGTCTTCCATCTCTACCTGTAACTGGTCAAACAGCCAGTCTTGTCGATGCTGGTGCAATCTCCAGCATAATCACTGCCGCTAATATCACTCCTGGGACGATCGTCACCGGCGAGAATATTATTGGCATAAATATTACCGGCCAGCTAATTCAGGGTAATGAGATCAACGGTGATGTTATCAAAGCCAATACTCTAGAGGCTAATAGAATTAAGTCGGGAGTACTTGACGCTGCTCTTGTTGTGGGTAGCTCTATTCGTACTACTTTGACAGGTAACCAAAGAGTGGAGCTAAATAATGCTGGTATTTTTGCGTATGATTCTGCTGGCACTCCTAAGTTTCAGGCCCTAAACAATGGTTCAGTTTTCATAGCAGACGGCGTTCAGATCGGAGGCTACGCTACTAGTTCAGATTTAAGTAGCGTAAGCGGTGTTGCAAATCAAGCCAATCAGACTGCAGATCAAGCCAATCAGACTGCAGGTCAAGCCAATCAGACTGCAGGTCAAGCTGCTATTGACGTAAATGCGGCTGAGACTGCCATAAGTAACGTCAGAGATAATGTTTATTTTCCTGGCACTACTCAAATTAATGGTGGAAACCTAAGAACCGGTACTGTTGTCGCTGATCAGTTGGCTGCTGGGTTTATTCTCACTGACTTTATTAGCACCGGTGCTCAGGGGACTCCGCGAATTGAAATTAGAGGTAGCAGTCAGGCAAATCCAGGCATTATTGGCCTCACTGGGTTAGGCGAACCGAATGCAACAAACTTTAGATTCTACAATAACGGCCAGAGCTACTTAGACAACGTTACGGTCGCTGGAACCCTCTCTGTAACTGGAAACATAACCGGCGGAACGATTAGGACATCTTCTGGAAGTAAGCGCGTTGAGATGCTCGGCAGCACTAATTCTTTGCGATTTTACAGTGGCAACAGCCTAAAGGGTGAAATCGAGGGTGACAGCATTGGTGTCAATATCACTGACAACACTTCCGGAGGCTTTGCTCGGATCGGAGCGGGTGGCGTGTTTCTTGGTAGAAATGGGTCTACCGGCGCGTATGTGGACAGTAACGGACTGGAGCTCTCTGTTGTCGGCACAACGAATTTCGCGGCAAACCTTAGAAGAGCCAGTGCTGGAACCGCTCTTCAGGTGACTAGCTCTGATTCTAGAATAAAGACCAACGTAACCAATATCGCCAGTGGATTAGACATTGTTGCCCAACTGCGACCAATCACTTTCACTAGCAAGGTGGACGACCCCGATTTGACATTCCCTGGATTCTTAGCTCAAGAGGTGCGGGCTGTCTTCCCACCTGAATATCGAGTAGTCTCTGAAAATGTTGGAGCTGTTCCAGACATGGATGGGGCAGATGCTGAAGACTTTGCTGCCAACCCGCTACTAAGTCTTAATCACGTAGAGTTGATCCCGTATCTCACTAAAGCTATACAGGAGTTATCAGCTAAGAACGACGCACTTGAGGCTAGACTAGAAGCACTAGAAGAAAACTAACGACATATGTACTCAGTAAAAGATGGAGATAGGACCCTTCAGTTCGAAGGTGCCCTACTTGCTAAGTCAACTTCAGCACGTAGAGGCTCGTACCGCTGGATCGAGTTTGAGCTGTACAAAACAGAATCTGGCTCCTATATTCTCTCTCGTATCGGCGTTTCTCTTATTTTCCATGGGGCCGCATGTCCGCTCGTGTCTAAATATAAGCTAACAGAGGGCGCTAACTACGATTTAGCACCCAATGCCCAACCTTGCGGCGACTGTGAACCTGATTTCGGTCTAGATTTAGTCTTCCCCGAGAAGTACCGCTATTGGGCACAAGTAAGTGACAAGCCTGAAGCTGTTATGGACGCATTGTACAAATATGATGACAAAAATGGTACCCAGTATTTAACTAGCGTGGCACAGAGATTATTAAAAGATGCAGCACAAGTTGACTTTGGCGTTGCAGAGATCTATAATGTTGAGATAATACCTTAACGAAAGATTTAAAATGACAACTGGTCTAGACGGAGTACAACTCCACTTGGTAGACACAGTTGACAAAGCTAGAGAGTTCCTAACTTGGTTAGGAGAGCGGCGTCCGCTGGAAGCCATCGCAATCGACACCGAAACCGGAGAACTTCCCGGTAAGCCTCGTAAAGATGCACTTTCCCCCTGGCACGGCCAGTTACGGCTAGTTCAGGTTGGCGACGCCATGACTGGTTGGTCAATTCCTTGGGATGATTGGAAGGGCGTCTTCTATGAAGGTATGTCCAAATTTGAAGGCCCCATAGTCTGCCATAATATTGCCTTTGAGGCCAAATGGTTTGACCAACACTCGGCTTGGAAAATGCCGTGGCATCGCTCTCACGACACAATGATTATGGCTAAGCTCATAGATCCACTCGGGTCCGGAGCTCTAAAAAAGTTGACTTCCCAATATGTGGACTCAAAGGCAGCGGCAGCTCAATCCGTTTTGGACTATGGCATGACCGACAATGGGTGGACTTGGGGCACTGTGCCCATTAAGTTTGACCCCTATTGGCAGTATGGTGCCCTTGATCCCGTCCTAACCATGAGACTCTTTGAGAGGTTCTGGGAGAAGACTGCTCCAGGCAAGCCATACAGCATGGCGTACGAGCTGGAAATGAACACCAGACGTATCGCGACAACAATGGAACTAAACGGTGCTCGCCTAGATCTTGCCTACTCTCAGAAGAAGTACGATGAATTAATTTCGTATACAGATCAGGTGCGCGACTGGGGTAAGGCTCAGTATGGAATACCGGTCGGTAGTAACCAGCAACTGGTTAAAGTGTTTGAAGGCCTGGGCGCTACTATCACTGAGCTCACGGAGACCGGACAAAAGTCTGCTAACGCTGACCAGCTAAAAATGCTGGTCCGTGACGGCAGCCCAGAGATTCAGCAGTTAGCTGACACCACTCTTAAGTACCGTAAGGCTCTTAAAGTTGCTAACACCTATTTCTCTAATTTTATCACTGACAATATTGATGGCTACGTTCACCCGTCTATCAACACTATGGGTGCTCGTACTGGTCGTATGTCCATTCAGAACCCAGCTCTGCAGACTCTCCCCAAAGGCGATGATACCGTTCGTCGTGCATTCTTGCCAAAAGATGACGACCACGTAATTATCACCTCGGACCTTGACCAGGTGGAGTTCCGTATGTTTGCGACTTTATCTCAGGATCCAAACCTGATTCAACTCTTTTTGCGAGCAGATGCTACTGGTTCTGACCCGTTTACTGAGATTGGCCGTGAGATATACCAAGATCCGACTATGGAGAAGTCTGATAGACGACGTGCCCTAATTAAGGGAGTTGTTTATGGGCGTCTATATGGTGCTGGCATAGCTAAGCAGGCACTTACTGCAGGCGTAGCCGAGGAGCAGATGCGTGCAGTATCGGATAGCTTTGACACTAGGTTCCCGGGTATGCAGGGATTCCAGAAAGCTGTAGAGGCTAGAGGCCTTGAGAGGCTAGAGGCAGAAGGTACGGGATACGTAAATACCTGGACGGGTCGACGCCTACCGTGCGATGATGACCGTGTGTACACACTGGTTAACTACCTAATTCAAGGGGGAGCAGCTGAAGTGTTTAAATCTAATTTAGTAAAACTAGACCAAGCTGACCTGACTGACTTGCTAATTGTCCCGGTTCACGACGAGATTGTACTGAATGCGCCCAGAAAGGACGCAGAGGAGATCAAAAGAATAGTGAAGGAGTGTATGACTACAACAGAAGGTTGGGCTGTACCGCTAACTGCGGACGTTGAAGGACCTCTAGAGAATTGGGGGGTGAAGTACGCATGATTTATGTATTGGCAGTTGACCCAGGGAAAGCTACTGGTATAGCCCTATTCAGCCGTGACGGACTTGCTGAGCCAGTTCTAGAGTGGTCTGTTGAAGTACAACAGGAAGAGTATGCGGAGGTCATACGCATGGTCCTGTGGGATCCTGTGATGCGGTATAACCTAGATATTACTTGCGAGCGGTTTACGATTAATGCGAAGACAGTTAAAAACACTCAAGCGCCATACTCTCTAGAGCAGATTGGCATACTTAAGCAGTGCCTAATGGATAATGGACGTCCAGCTGACGATATTTACTTTCAATCGCCTGCAGATGCAAAAGCAATGTTTGACAACCCTAAGCTTAAGAAGCTAGAGTACTGGCACAGGGGTGGCGAAGGTCACGCACTTGATGCTATTAGACATGGCCTACTAAGATTGGTAAAAACTGGCTGGAAACCTATAGCATTGCTACAAGATTAAAACTATTATCAAGAAACAGTAGACAGAAACATTTTTTTCTGATAATATAATTACTTAATGACGAAGGAGGACAGATTGGCTGTCTATGTAGAGCTTGACGGTGAGCACATCATCATAAACACCGAATGGCGTCTAAAAGAGGTCTGTAGAGCCCTTCCTGGCTCGAAATGGGACGCTGCCAAGAATGTTTGGCGTATCCCTGTCTCGTGGACTGGATGTCTATCGCTTCGTTCAACCTTCAAGGACCAACTTGAGATTGGCCCACTGCTCAAAGAATGGGCGTCTAATGAGCGATTGACTAGAATTGACCCAGCAAATGCTCTTAGAGAGCTTGAAACTTCAGACACTGGCGATGAAGACCTCTTCCCCCACCAAAGAGCTGGCGTAGAGTTCCTCACAACGGCTCGCAGGGCACTCTTAGCGGACGAACCAGGCCTAGGTAAGACCGCTCAGGCTATTAGGTCCCTAAAGGCCTTACAGGACCGCGGAGAGGAAGTTTTCCCGGCTTTGATTGTCTGCCCCAACACTTTGAAGGCCAACTGGGCGAGAGAGTTTGAGAAGTGGTGGCCAGGGACTAACGTTCAGATCATTAAAGGCACTGCTACTCAGCGGAGAAAGGCTTTCGAGACAGAAGCAGATGTCTACATCATAAATTGGGAGTCCCTTCGGACTCACTCTAAACTTCAGTCTTATGGAGGCATTGCCCTGGCCCGCTGTGTAGCATGCGGTGGCCACAATTCTGCTGTCTCAGAGGGCAGATGCGAGGTACACAACAGAGAATTGAATGATATCCCCTTTAAGGCAGTAGTTGCCGATGAAATTCACCGGTCTAAGGACCCTAAGTCCAAGCAAACACGAGCTCTCTGGGCTGCTAGCGGTGCTGCAGATCTTAGATTTGCACTTACCGGTACTCCTATAGCAAATAATGTTGTAGACCTGTACCCGATCCTGCGTTGGCTAGACGACAAAGAGTGGCCAAGCAAGACTAAGTGGATTGACCGCTATGTCAACACTATGATGAATGCTTTTGGTGGAATGATGATCCTAGGGCTTAAGCCACACATGGAGGATGAATTCTATGCCGGGATACATCCTCGCATGCGTCGCATGCTTAAAGCCCGTGTGCTCCCGTGGCTTCCAGAGATTATTAATGATCGCAGAGACGTTGAGATGGGCGCTAAACAGGCAAAGGCCTATAAGCAAATGCTTGAGAATATGATCGCACTGCTGGACTCGACCCCTGCCGAACAGTTTGAGCAAATAGATATGGACTCTGGTAACGGCGAAGGTGGTGTTATTGTTGCACCTAATCCGCTCACTCAAACGATGAGATTGCTCCAGTTTGCTAGCTCTTACGGTCAGATGACAATAGACGAATCCGGCGATGAGAAATTACTGCTGTCTGACCCGTCTTGCAAGGTAGATGCCTTGATGGATGACGTCAAAAACGGAGACTTTGGAGACGACTCTGTCGCCGTCTGCGCTGTCTCTCGACAGTTGATTGAGATACTGAGCGCCCGCATGACCAAAGAAGGTATGGCCCACGGTTTGATTACCGGCTCACAGTCGGGTGACGAGCGTCAAAAGGCAGTCGACGACTTTCAGGCTGGACGTATTAAGTGGATTCTCTTCACTGCGCAAGCTGGTGGTGTTGGAATTACCTTGACAGCAGCAAGAAGACTTGTTATGCTTCAGAGACCGTGGTCACTTGTTGACCACAAGCAGGCAATGGATCGCGTTCACAGGATTGGGTCAGAAATACACGACTCAGTGATTATCACGGACTATGTGACTGAAGGAACTATCGAAGAGCGTGTAATTGAAGCGCTTGACGTGAAGTCCGAAAATTTTGACCAGATTGTAAAAGATAAGGCCAAGCTATTAGAACTATTAGAAAACAGTAAGAAAGGAAAATAATGTCAGAACCAATTAGAATCTCTAACTCAGAAATACAGACGTTCAAGGACTGCAGGCGACGTTGGTGGTTAACTTACTACAGACGCTTAAAGCCAAAGATTCAAAACTTTACTGGAGCATTAGCACTAGGGTCTCGCATTCACGAGGCGCTGGATCGTCACTACTCAACGGGGCAGGACCTCCTAGAGGCTCACACCGACTTAATACGAGAAGACATGAAGAAGATGAGTGACTCTTACAGGGATACTACATCTCTAGAGTCTGAGGCTGACCTTGGTCGCATTATGCTTGAAGGCTACCTAGAGTGGGTAGAAGAAGAGGGCATTGACGCTGAACTTGAGATGATCTCGACCGAAGAGATCCTAGAACGCCCAATGCTTGACGGTAAAGTCGTCCTTCAGGGAAAGATTGACATGCGTGTACGTCGAAAGCTTGACGGCGCACGTATGATTCGTGACTTTAAAACTGTAGGTGGCTCTTTTGCCGACTTTGGCTCCATGGCGCACATGAACGAGCAGGTAAAGACCTACATGCTCCTAGACGAGGCCCAAGAGGTTCCAGGGGAGCGCACGGATGGAGCTATATTCACAATGCTTCGGAAGGTTAAGCGTGGCGCATACGCTAAGCCACCATTCTACGAACAGATTGAGGTTCGACACAATAGATTTACACTCCGTGCTTTTCTAGATCAGCTAGAAGGCACACTGACCGACATGCTAGACGTGCGTGAAGCACTCGATGCTGGCGGTAGTCACTATAGAAATGCATATCCTACACCAACTAAGGATTGCAAGTGGAAGTGTCAATTCTTCGCTACTTGTCCGCTCTTTGATGACGGCTCTGCCGCAGAGGCGGCACTTAGCGATGCGTTTGCGGTCTCCGACCCTTACGGCTACTATGGAATAACAGAAGAGAAGAAAGGAAGTGAGTAATGTCTGACGTCGATCGCAGTTTAACAATTATGGTTTATGGCGAATCCAAGGTTGGAAAATCCAGCTTTGCAGTCACGGCACCATACCCACGCCTAATGCTCGATGTTGAGGGTGGGCATAGATTCCTACCAGTAACTATCAAGTATTGGGACCCAATGACCGAAGAGCCGCCATTGGCTGACGGTACTTGGGATACGGTTGTAGTCAAAGTTAATGATTACGATGTAGTAATGAAGGCATTCCAATGGCTTCAGAGTGGTAAGCACCAGTTCAAGTCCCTAATCATTGACTCTATCTCGGAGTTGCAGGTTAAGTGCATGGACAACATCGCTGGCACAGAGCAAATGAAGATGCAACAGTGGGGCGAACTACTTCGCCACATGGGTGCACTACTTCGTGACCTTCGTGACCTCACGATGCACCCAACTCAGCCTTTAGAGGCTGTAGTACTGACAGCCATGGCACGTAAGGGGCAAGACGGTGTATTCCGTCCTTACCTACAGGGTCAGCTGGCTATTCAGGCCCCCTACTTCTATGACATTCTTGGCGCTATCACAGTGGAGACGGAACCAAATCCTGACCCGATGCAAGCACCCCTAAAGGTAAGACGCATGTATGTTGAGCGTACGCCTGAATGGGAGGCCGGAGAGCGCGTCCAAGGCCGTCTAGGCAAAATAGTACAGCAGGGAGACCTGGGCGTCGAACGCATGCTAGATATGGTTTTTGGCGAGAAAAAGACCGAAACAGCAGCTACACTAACTAACTAACTAACTAACTAACTAAGTAAGGAATAAAATCATGAGTACAGTTAATTTTGCAGAGCTACTGGCGCAAGCTGGTACCGCAGCAACAAGCAACAACTACGAGCCACTACCAGATGGTGACTATGAGTTGAAAGTAGTCGAGGCAGAAGCAAAGACAACTTCAACTGGGAAGCTAATGTTCAAGATAACGAACGAAGTTCAAGGTGGAGCTCACGATAAGCGCCGCGTTTGGGACCAGCTAGTAGTTACAGCTGACAACCCGAAAGCTATGAACATGTTCTTCATGAAGGCCAGCGCAATGGGATTGGGCCAGGAGTATTGGGCTCAGAACCCAACCCCTGCTCAGATCGAACAGGCGTTCCCTGGCCGCTCTTTCCGTGGGACTCTAGGTACACGTACCTATAACGGTAACCAGAGCAACGAGATCAAGCGTTACTACGCTAGTACCACTGCTCCTGCGGCCCCTATGGCTGCTGCAGCTCCTGCTCCTGCTGCAGCTCCTGCTGCACCAATCAGTGCAGACACCCCGTTTTAACCGATAGACTATAAGCAGAAGGCGGGGCCCTCGGGCCCTGCCTCCTTCTTAAGGAGAGATTATGAGAATACTGTTTACTGGAATGAGCTCCAGTCACTGTAAAGAAACTAAAAGTGTTTCATTCTTCAACACCCTTGCCTTGGCCTACAGTGAGATTGCTACTGTGACCTGGGACTCACCTAAAATATGGTGGACTAGGTCCGACTTAGAAGAGTTTGATCTGATAGTGTTTGGATTCTCCCCTCCAACATCCCCTGCAGCAAACAAACTTTATGGTGCACTACATGTGCTCAACCTGATGTACGAGTCTCCCAAGCTGCGCTTGGTTGTAGACAGCCCTCAAATTTGGCAGTATAGAAATAGCATCCGATCATTTAAGCGTAACCCAGATCAGGTCTTTAGCAACTTCTTCGCTAATCGTATTGATTACTTAGCAGCTAAGACCGGCTCAGTTAGGGCAGCTATAGAGTCCGTAGCCGAAAAGCTAAGCACTCTACCTTGGCCTAAAACTTTTGTCCCAGCGCTCCCTTGGCTGTCCACCTCAGACCTCGCAGAGAAAGCATCTTTCATAGACCCTAAAGCTATCGTACCCATATCAATAGATAGTTTTCTGCTGAAGGAGCCTACTAGTTCTCCTCTTAGGTCTAATACTTGGGCAGTAGACAACATCAACAGCTCTTGGTGGAAGACTGTAAACCTTACTACTAGATACTCAGGAATGACCATTGTCTTGGGGGCTAAGGCTAAAGATGAGCAAGCACTGGAAGTAATAAAGAGCTCATTGGCGCTAGCGGTGCCTCCTCAGGATCGTAAGATGGGGACTTGGTGGTCTTACAGAGTACTGCAAGCTCTCAATTCTGGAACCCCTGTAGTTACATATTGGCAAGATACTTTTAACTTTGACCCCTCTTGGGCGTACCTCGCATATCAACTAGAGGATGCTGATCCTTTCGAACGACAAAGAATAGCATCAGACCAATTAAAAATATATAAGAGAAATATCCCAAATAGAGAAGAAATACTAGACACTCTTAAATCCATAGTGCTAGACTTATCCAAGGAGAGAATATAATGCCAGAAGT